TGCCGCCGTATGGCCGTAGCCGATTGTCCAGATGCCAGCCTGATCCTGATAGGCTTGCAGTCGCAGCCCTTCCCATCGTTTGATACAGTCAAGCCCGGTACTGCTGATCTTTCTGGTCATTGTGCTTTCTCCAATAAAAAAGCCCCGCATGAGCGGGGCAGCAAAAATAGAAAGAGACTCGCCCTTCTTTGATTCGAAGACGCAGTCTAATTGCAACTGTTAATACCTACAAAAAAGCTTCATTATCACCAGAATCGGGTGAATTTAACGGCAATCCAAAAAACTGTTCCAAAACAGATGGAGATAATGCCAAATCAGCTTTTAAGTCATCAATTTTATAACGCCCACTTTTAAAAACAATTTCAGCAATGCGCCGTAACAAAAGCGGCTCTTCAAAGCGTATAGCCTCTTCATCTGAGTCTAAAGGTTCATTAGTTCGCCATCCCTTGGAGGAAATTGCCTTATTCATACCAAGACATTGATCCTCGTTGAAAATACCTAGCTGTTTACATCGATGAACCATAGCTGCGATGGAAACTTTCCATCGTCCCTTCAAATTAATAAATGAGTCAACCCGCGTTGAATAGACCTCATTTAGAAATGATTTCCGAGGCAAAAGAAAAGCACCCGCAAAATGATTGGCTTCTTGCTCTATTTGTTTAAGACGATCAGGGTTATCTAATTCTTCTTCCGTTATCCATCTATGCAGACAAAGATGCGCCAATTCATGGGCAACATCGAATCTGCGTCTGACAGCACTTTTTTTATCAGAAGCAAGGAATATAAACGGGCGATCTCCAGACCAAAAAGAAAAAGCTTCTACATCTTCTCCGGGAATTTCAACGTGGGCGATCAATGCACCCTTGCTTTCCAATAAACGGATAACATTAGAAATAGGCCCAAGTCCAAGGCCAAAATACTTTCTAACTGCCTCGGCATGAGATTCTATTTCCTCTTCAGAATAACACTCCGAATCCATGTCATGTGGTTCAAAGCTTGGAAAATTCACAAGGGGAAAATTCACAATGTCATTAAAAGCGTAAGCGCTTCTAGCTAGCCAGAGAGCATAAACATTACAGGCTTGCAGCCGCCGTTTTGTATCTGCATTCTTCTTGCGATAAAAATTTATGCCTTGCCGACCGAAGGTATTATAGCGTTCTTTAGTAAAAAAGGCACCCGGTTGCTCTAATTCGGAGGCAATTTTTACAAAAATTGCCCAATCCGGCTTTTTCGTCCCTTTTTCATAATAGGAAATCGCTTGTCGACTTATGCCAATGCGGCTGGCTAGCTCTGTTTGTGTCAACCGCGCAACCAGTCTTGCTTCTATAAGACGTTCGGGAATTAAGCGACAATCTGCAGGCTTTGCAGAACCAGGTGATGGAAATTGGACAATATTATTATCCTTAGTTCCCATTATCTTTTCTCCAACGCTCTATTTCTTCTTTCAAAATCTCTATTTCCTCAAAATCAGACTCTGTATCTTCAATACTTGGCTCACGAGCAGCTACAATATGTGGAAAATTCATGAGATTATCAGACAGCCACTCCCATTGCTTCCTTGGCTTCGCAGAAGGTAAGCCAAAATGCGCAAATTTAGGAGCAACCACCTCCCGCCCATGAATGAGCAAAAAATGAGGTGCAGCTTTTGCGCTGCGGTCAACAGGAGTAATCTGTGAGAACAGATCAGGGGATCCAAGCCGTTTATTTTCACGGAATCGCACATCCCGAGGACGGGATTTCGGATTATGCACCAAGCTTACAGACGCTGTAGAGTGGGAAAATTGCAATTCTAAATATTTTCCAGTTGGCTTATCAAAGTAAACCCATTTACTTTCACAGGGTATAGCTCCATTCTCAATCGCTCTTTCAATAGCATAGTCAACAGCTATGGAACAAAATGTTCCATAATTCTGTTTTGCGCTTTGTACATTTAAAAATGGCGTTTGTTCAGATAGACTTTTCACTGCTGAGTAGGCATTACGAATCTGATCCGTAATGGTTGACCAATATTTTTTGGGTAACTGTTTTTTGAAGAAATCTTCAACTTCAACCATTTCATTATATCCATCTTTGGTTGACAAAATGAAAAATTTTTCTGTTTTGGTTGACATTGTTTGTATGCAACCAAAATAGAAGATTTATATAATTTGTCAACCATTTTCCCGCCCAAGAATTCCTTTCCTATATCCGACTTCCAGCAGGATGAAGGTAAAAGCCCATAATACCTTGTCTGTATAAACAAAACTGTTCCAAACCGTCCGCATCAGAATTGCATCCCGTGGAAACATTTACCGGGATACAGAAAAGGCTATCGGGATTCGCCTTTCGATTGAAGCAATTAAATAAAGATCGTGATACTGCGGTTATGTCGGCAATCTGACCGGCCCATCCTCTTCAACCCTGATTGGCCTGGGAAAAGCAGCCTCATTTGAGGGATTGGCGCCATGCGGCAGAATTACAGTGATCTGCAACTCTCCGTTCACGCGCGTGGCGTCTCCAAAAAGCCATCTTGTGTCAAGCTGATCTGTCGAAAACCTTTCCTCTTCCTTAATAAAGGAAAAATCAAAACGATCACCATTCAGTATAAGGGCTTCTCCCTCTTTAATGACCTCCAGTTTTTCATCCCGCCGCTGCGGCGTCAAAATTACAAGCATCAATCACCTCCATTTTCCTATTGCCACGATATTTACTGAGAATACAGATGTTGCTGCCGAATTACGGATTACAAATACTGCCGGTGTTCTGTCTTTCGTAGCCTGCACTGTCCCACCAGCCAGAGACCCGGCCGAATTTGAATAGGCCGATGTGCTGACTACAGGCACATTTATAAAAGGTGAGGCCCATAATTGTGGATCCGGTATGTCCGATATAAACATCGCTCCCCAGTTTGACGAAACACTTCCCACATTTACATTTCTGGTGCATATCTGGGTGCCATCCACCCAGCGTATGTAATTACCGTTCTCATTGCTGCCATTCTCTGCAATGGGCGCGCCATCATAAGCCAGATTGCCGTTTATCTCGCTGATTTTATCCAGTTGAGCCTTGTTTTCAAAAGCCGGCTGTTTTGGCTGTGATAAAACCCATGCCCCGGCTGGATTATTCAGGCTTGCCGAAAATGTCAGTGTGTAAACGCCGTTTGTCAGCATCTCCCCACCACGCAGAGGTACAAAGTTATTACTGGCAGCATCCTGCACATAAATCGGACAAGACTGCCCCTCATTTAAAGAAAGCACAGCATTGGCCGCATTGGTTATGGTCATTCTCAAGGTGACCTGCAGTCCACTTTCGAAAGCGCCTTCAACCGGATTTGTCAGATTTGCTGTTATCGCATCAGGCAAGCCGGCAGCGCTCGCAAAGTTGGTAGAGCCATCGCGGGCAAGATAGGTTTTTGATAAATCAGGCACTGCGCTTAAATCAATAACAGACCACGCTTGTGTAACCGAAGGACTATCATTGTTATTGCTTTTCAGTGAAAGATATATATTCCTGCCTGAACCCCCGGCATATGAAACAATATCGCCCTCTTCATACGTTTTGCTCACCTGATAATCGCTTATCCCATGCGGCGGCTGAACGTCAGGGTTGCCTTTTATGACGCCCGGGCCTTCTGTCCAAAGAAAGTCACCCGCTTTCAATTCTGCTTCTGCCAGAGAGGTCAGATTGCCATTTTTCAGGATTGTTCCGATAAGCGTAGCAAGCCGCCCCTCCATACGCGATGCGTATGACTGGAAGCGTATTCGAAACGGAAATGTCCCCGCGCAGTCTTCGGGACATGGGGAAATCAGTGTGCCATGCGTATCGTCAGTCGCCTGCCCGATTGTCAGCCATTTTGATGTTGCCGGAACATATATCTCGTCCCCTTCCGCAACCTTGGCTGCATTATCATCCATGCCGATATTCGCCCCGTCTGTGACTTCAAAATCAGCCGAACCGGCAGTAAGAATAACATTGCCGATTTTATATTGTGGCGGCGGTCCGAAATTATTGGCCATTTGTAATTTCCTTGTTCCCATGTTCCCGGCAGGCTGCTTTCCTGTCCTCAAGCGGGACAATCTCTTTGCCCCGCATCAACCTGCCAATTTCCTCTTTCAGATTCTGATTTTCCTGCCGCGCATCGTGCAGCCAGGCCGCATTTGCAAGGGCGCGGTTTTTCCAGAAATCCGCTTCCGCCATAGCTTCGCCGAGCGCCGCGGCAGCTGGCACTTTAATTGTAGACATAATGTTTCCTTTTTAAAAAAAACCGGTGCTACACATACGCCCACCAGCGAACCGGTGTATTGTAAAGAAGACCTTGCTGACAGGTGAAGCTGTTATATCCATTTCCATCCCTGTTAACAAATGCGTTGCAGTCATAAAAAGCCTCGCCCCAGTAATCCGTCTCAACGCATCTGAAAAACAGCAACGGTGCTATACCGTAACTGCGGGAAAATTTTATTGTCGGTGGCGGCATGTTGAATTCCCTGCGAAATTCCCCGGACTCAACAAGGCTGGGATAATTAATGTCAGATGAAAAAAGCAGTTGTTCGGGTGTTGCACCGATCACATCCATGCCGGGCCGCGAGATTCTGATGCCTTGCGGATTCAGAATGATTCTTCTTGTCATCGTGTTTCAGAACAGTTGATTGGTAAAAATCGTGTAAGAACAATATACAGGAGCATTCGTGTATCCGTAAACGTTACATGTTATCTTTCCCGGGGCTGCAAAAATACGGGATGTGTTTCCCGTTGACATCATCGGGGTGGTTGTTGTGTAATCCCCTGTGCGCTGAAAAGCATAAGCCATAAAAACAGGAACGAACGGGAGCGCAAAATCAACCGATCCCGTCCAGATTCCCCCGGAATACCCCAGCTGGAATTCACCACGCATATAGATATTCATATACTCCCTGTCCGATGACAGAAGCAATCCATCATCCGGCCCGGCTGCATCATTGCCTCTGCGGCTCAGCCAGAGGCCATACCGGCCTTCTGTCGGGTGCTTTCCTATAATCAATCTGCGCATCATTGGCTCATCTCAAATACTACAGCCCTTACCGGTATGTTCGGATTACCGGAAAAATCAGCAGTTGACCACCACACCCCGTTTGTATCTATATGTCCGAAGAGATTCTCAACCCTGCCATCAACATTATGTACATAAACCAGCCATGACCCCTCTGCAGGGATTCGCAGCCCGTCAACCCTGGCATACCAGTATTTGCCGCTGCCATTCGTCCAGTACCCGTCAATCCGCTGTACAATCCTCAATGGCGCCCAGTTGCTGTCAAGCGATTTATATTCATCTGCCAGATTAGGCCCCGCATCATAACCGGGCAGGGACACAATCATCCGCATATCCGGTCTGCTGTTTATCCATACACGCAGTACCATCCCATGCTCTCCTTTAATCTGATATAATCAGGGAACCGGCATTGAGATCAAATACCACCCTGTTATCGGTCGAATGCAGAATGCCGGCTTCCACTTCACCGATATCTGCCGCCTGCAGCCGCAAGCGGCCATTGGCAAAAACAAAAGGTGATTGCGCCGCATTGCCATCTGTGTCATTCGTCAAAATAAATCTGTCAGCAACCATTACAATCTGGCTCAAGCCGGGTTGCGTATCGATATACATGGCGGCCTGTGACCATGTATTCCCAGAACCTGTTCTTACTGTAACACCCCAGCGCGCCCAGCCGCCACCAGGATCAGCTTGTGCTTCTGCTTTCATGCTGACACTGGATTCAACATCATCAACCTTAACGTTAATCGCAGTAATTGCCTGAGCATTGGCTGTTACGCGTCCGTCAATATCTTCAATTCCGGTTTTTATCTCATCAATAACAGATGCGATATTTCCGCCGATACTGACCTCCACCTGCTCAATCCGTGCAGCAACGGCCTGTGTTTCTGATACAGCAACGGCAATCAGTTCTGTATAATCTGCCCGCATATCAGCAGCTTCAGCCACAAGCTGGCGGCGCATCGCCTGGCGGTCAAGATAATCACCTGCCGTCTGATCGGAAATGACCGCGTTTATACGATCAATCTCCCGGCGGCTCCATTCTATGTTTGTATTAACCCATTTGTTCAGATCATTAACAATGTCAGCAACTTCTCCCGGGTCAATATCGGCCGAAATCTCTTCTGATAATGTCGTTACCTTTACTTCTGGTCCCCAGATCGTTTCACGCGGCGGATCAGCAATTACCGTTGCCCGGATTGTATATTCCGTTTCACCTACCACTGGTGCCAGTATCGTATTTGTTGTTGTTTTTGACACTGTCACATGTACTTTTCTATCAGGCGCGCTTGTCTGCCACCATTCAAGATATACGGCACTGACAGTAACGTCTGATGGTTCTATCCATGACACTTGAATAATCGGCATTTTGCGTTTTGTATCTTCCGCAATACCTTGCAATGGAATTGCTCTCAATCCATCGGGAAAATTCTGATAAACGGGCGGTATCGGCTTTGGCGGTGCAGGGTTTTCCGGAATGTTGACTGACGTATCATATATGCCGGATCCAACCTCCTGCAGATCAAGCGTGACATTGCGTGCACCTGATTCATTGAAGGACGAAAGGGAGCGGCCAACAATCCGGTATGTTTTCCGCCCATAAGTCTTTGAATCCCAGTTTATCCAGTCCCCTACGCGCAATTTCACCCATCGCGGACGGACTGTCAGCCGCGCCGATGCCTGATAGCGGTTTTCACGCAGGGCTGATAACGCAAGCCTTGCCGCCTGATTGCCATCAAACACAGCGGTAAAATCAATCTGCACAGCATGCCGTTCACCGTCTGCTTCCCGCGCTTCGTCACTTGACTGCGGCGGATAGGCTGTCATTTCCCATATTCTTTCAGGATCATTAAAACTGCCGTGCACAGCGTTGATCAGTTCGGATCGTGACCGTTTCGCCTGCCAGGTATGGTTTTCTCCGGTAACAAGATCATCATCTGTTATTGTGTCAGTCACAGGCAAGGTCACTCCGACAAGCGGAATATCGCCCTCAACCTGTTCAACTAGCGCCCCGGCACAGGCATTCAGAACCGGTTCCAGATTATCCCTGTGTGCCACTCCTTCAGCTGCTGTAAAAATAAAGCCTGAACGATATCTCTTCTGTCCGCCAATAATATCATCACAGGCATTCATCGCAGCCATCCATTGCACAAGCGGCAGATCGCTTGACTGCATGCCTTTGCCCATAACCAGCTCGCCATTCAAATAAAATCCGCGGCTGTATGTGTATATCTGCACAATTGGATTGTCAGAAAATTGCCATGACATAACATTGTCCCAGCGCTGGGCGCCGATGCCGCCAATGCTGCTGTCTTTGCGCGGATCATAGCACTTGCCCCGGCATTCAAAGACAAAGTTCGGCTCAGTCGTCATATTCTGTTCGTCAAAGTCCAGATAGACGATGACATACGCCATACCAGAACCCACATGTGCGGTTGTCCATTTACCTCCAGAGTTTTTAACAAGATATGGGTCAGCCACCGGGTTAAGGCTGCCATGATATACTTTTATGCGGACAAACCGCCCGGTATCACCCCCCACATTAAAACCGCGCTCTGAATTGTTATCGCCAGAAAGCGTTGTCCATTCACCGTTAATTGCCACACGGGCAATGCTGTCGATCGGAAAATCCGACAAAAGATAAACTTTTGCCAATGTTTTATTGGCCTGGCCAAACGCAACCTTGAGTATCTCCTGTCCAGCTGTAGCAAATAGCCCGACACCTGTTTCCCGTGCATGGCTGCCACCGTAGCTTACCTGTAGCCGGGTACCGGTAATTGCACCACCGCCAGCAGATTTTTTCTTGCGCAAGGTATTGGCGGCAAGCTGCAAGCCTACACCGATCAGCAGTCTGCCAACAGACCCAAGGCCCGCAATAAATGATACGCCTGTGGCTACAGCTCCGCCGATGGCTGCACCTATAGCAGCAATGGCTGCCCCGACTGGTGGCATAGTACATCCTCAAAAAATAAAAGGCGCGAAAGCGCCTTATGTTAAATTCAAACTTTTAATAAGATAACATCAACTCACTTCACGGATCGTCACTATTACTTCACGACCAAGGGCATTCGCCGCCGCTTCAATTTGTTCCATTTTTGATGCATGGCGTAAATCAAGCAGCCTGTCAATTTGAGGCATATGCCAGCCAAGGCGCCTTGCAAGTGCAGCTTTTTTAATGCCCTGCTCCATCATGGATTGATATATACCAAGTTTAGCACATTCCAATGCAGATGGACGGACAGTTTTTTGACCTCTTTCAGGTTCACTGGGATATGGCAGCTCTTTACGAGCTTCCACATAAAAAGATAAGCCTGTCTCCAATGCATCAATCGCGTTCAAAAGCGCTTCATCCTCATCTTCCCCAAAAGTAATGGACTCAGGGATATCTGGGAAAGTCACAAGTATTGACCCATTATCATCGGGCGTCAGTGTTACTGGATAGTCAAACATATCAATCACCTTTATTTAACCCAAGCTGGCGTTTAATGGCTGCTTCCAGCCCTTTGCCTAATTCTTTTGTCCCATGCATCGGCAAAGTAGACTGCTTGCCATTTAAGAACACTTTAAGGTGCGACCCTTTCCCTTGTTCAAAGGTCGCTCCCTGTTGTTCCAGCCACTTTTTCATTTGCTTTGAGTTCATGTGAATGAATATAACACTTCTGTTGTGTTTTGCAAGTCAAAACTGTTTAAAAATGAATATTTTCTCTTCAGAATTCAATTTTCCAGGCTTTTCTGACCCGCTCAGGCGAGACAGATATCAGTCCTTCTTCGCTTTTGCATGTAAAGCCCTGATGCGTAAAAACCCCGGTTGCAACACCGCCATCATAGTCCATATAGCCAACATCACCCCGCCGTGCAAAAAACGGATGAACATCAGGGAAATGCACCGCAAATGCATCTCCCTGATGCTTGCCACCCAGCGTAACAATCAGTTTCGCCGCTTCCGCTTTGGATGAGTATCCGCGATATGGTGCGAGAATATCCTGTCCCGTTATTGCAAGAATAACGTCCGCCGGAAAAGTAAAACAATCTGCTGTGCCGTACGCAAATGGCAGTGTCTGGTATTTTTCAAAAACATCATTGAATCTGTCTTCCCAATCCGTCACACGCATGGTCAGCCCTTGTTTCTTCCCCACCAGATTTCCTCACGGCCTGTTGTCTCGACTGACTGAAAAAACATATCTCCCTGCCTTATCAGAAACTGATCTGCCGATGAGCGCATGCGGTAGTTCTCACGGTTGTTATCAAGAGCACGGCTTTCGCTATAAGCTGTTATACGGCCGTTCGGCCCCACAGAATGTTCCACCCGGTCAATAAATCCGCGATAGAGCGCTTCAACAAACAGCAATTCGCCCATTTCCGGATGGAAATAAGCATCCAATATGGTCACCGGGCGCTGGTGATAAATTTCGGATTCAATGGACGCAAGAACTTCCGGTGTCAGGCCATCGTCTGGCGAGGCTGCAAGAGATATCTCCACGCCCGCCGCTGCCATTCCCCATTCTCCCGGAATCGCAGAAACCTCTATGATCCCGCCCGGGCGGTACAAAACCCCGTTATATTCCCAATCCGATGCACCCTGCCAGAACCCGTATGTGCCTGTCGCAAAATCAAATCTGACCATACCGCGAATGCCGATACGCCCTTCATCAAGAAACCTGTCAACATCAGCCTGGCTCATACCCGGCTCTCCAGCATGCTGAAGGATTTGCGCACAAGCTGCCTTTTCCTTATTGGCCTGGCTCATACCCGGCTCTCCAGCATGCTGAAGGTGAATGACCGTAAAGGACGGTCAGAATAGGAAAAACTGCTCCAGACCGGACGCATAAGCAATTCAGCCCTGTCAAAACAGGCAACAGCACCTGTATTTATGTAAGAAGGCAATGCCGGTTCCACTGTGATAATTTTCGTGCCGCTCCCTGTCATAGACAAAACCTGAACAAGCGCATACAGATTGTCCTGCCGAAACGATATATAATCCCCTTGCGACAGTTTCAGACCTGGAAGGCTATTGATGACAGTAAGGATCTGCCCATCTATTTTTGACAGCATTCCCGGCGTTTGCTCCGGTCCGGGATTGTGAATATGCGCCCGTGGCCTGCAATAATAAGGACTGCGGATAACAGCAGCCTTCAGCCCACCACGGAATTGCTGCCACCAAACCTTGAATGCTTCCGCATCGGAATAACGTAAACCCTGCGTTACAGCTTTCATAATCCAGCGCGGCTCGGCATATTCAATAATATTTGTCAGCCGACCGCCACTTTCCGATTGCGAAACAGAGCGCCGCACATCAAATTTAAAATCGCTATAGCCAACATCCGGTAATGTATTTGTCATTTCTTGCCTCTTATCATTCATTTCCATTAAAAAAGCCCCGCTTGGCGGGGCTTAATATTAAATAACATTCCTGTTATTTTTAATCGCATTGAATACCCATACGAATACAATAGGCCTGTTTCGAAACACCTAATTTTTGAGCTATACTTGCAGGATCGTTAATTCGTTCTTCTTCCTGAAGACGCTTTATTGCCTTGTACGGCATTAGGATGGTAGCTGCGAAACGATTGGCTTCTGTTTCTTCATGGCGTCCAATATCCGTATTGGCATACATTCCTGCTGTAGAACTTCTATAAGCACAATTATCAGAAATACCATTTCCTATTAAATGCCGATGAAGAAAATAATGTCCTAACTCATGAGCTATTGTAAATCTTTTACGCGTTTCCGGATGGTTATCGTTAACAATAATTTTAAACCGACCATCTTTTTCTTTTTTAATAATCCCAGATGTTTCATTGTCAAGATTTGAATAAACAACGTCAATTCCAAGCGACATAGCGAGTAATTCAACGTTGACAGGAACTTCTCGCGTAAACTGATTGACGAGTGCAAGTTCTTCTGAATAACGTTTCATGATATGTCCTTTTCATTCATCTCTGCTATTTTATCTCCAGTAATGTCCAGCAGACTTTCAGCATTTTCTCCCAATTCAATATGTTCTTTCATTAATGCTGGCATTTCAGCCTGTAAATATCTACATGCTTCAAGTTCAGCTACTTCTTTTGCCAGGCGGGCAGCTTCTTTCCTGGCTACTTTTTCAGCCTTCTTTTTAACCCTTATGTATGCAAAAACTGCTGAAACAGCCAGTAAAATCGTAATTGAGGTCAATGACACAGAAAGCAGTGCAATTTGAACTTCAGGCTTTGCTGCACTTTCAATCCAATTACCATTATCCATATCCCCTCCCAAACTATTGCATTTTGCAATCCTTGGGTGAATTAATAGTTATAAATGAACAGATTTTTAAAATATTATTGTAATTATGATATTTTATGCGTCAATCAGCCATTTCTGACGCATGTTTGTCACCAATTAAAACCCGGGCCGGTTCAAATTACGCGCATTGCTCATTTTTATGCCGATGGTTTTATTAAGCGCTTTGTCATATTCCTTTACGCCGCTGGCCGTTTCCTGCCGCGATATCCCGGTCACGCGCACATCAAAAATAAGGGGATGGCGTCACATCCACCTGAATCCGGCGTTCCCGGCTGCGGTCTGCCATTGCCCGCAGCTCTGCGGCTGATGGAAAGTGCGGCATTTCCGGTACAACCGGCGCACCGACAATGCCACCTTCAGCATACCCGCGGCGCATTGCATCAACCGCCGCCGCCCCGCCCCAGCGTTTTACATCATCTTTTGACCAGACAACTTCACCCTTATGCACGACACCCGCAGGCTGGTTCTTGCCGCCTGCCCCGGTATATCCACCGCCTGCAAATCCAAAAGCTTTGCCAATGCCAGCCAGCCAGTTGCCATTCTGTCCCGCGCTTTTGAATATATTGTCAAAAAGTGTGTCCAGACCAGCATCAAGCAAGCGCTGGCCCAGCCGTGATATTGCATCGCCCAGAGCTTCCGTAGCGCTCTTGCCGTTGATCATACTGTCAATAAAGGTACGCGTCACATCATGTGAGACATCCTTTATATCTTCAAGTTTTTGCCTGAGTTTTTCCTGCTCATCGGCAAGACGTGCAGACTCTGCCGTTGCCTCCGCCATTTTATCTGCAAGCTGGCCAATTGTATGCATTGTGTCTGCATCAAGTTTTATACCTGCAGACTTTGCCGCATTTAAAAGCTGCTGATATGTTCTTACCTTTTCAATTACATATCCATAATCATTGACAAACGGATTGAGCTTTGACTGTACTTCTGTCTCTGCCCTGATCATTTCAACACGTTCTCCGATCTGCTTTGTCAGCCGATCATATTCATTGTCTTCAGAAGTTCTTCCTGCTGTCTTTCGGCGTGCTTCAGCATCAAGGGCGGCTTGTGCGCTTTTAATAATTTCACTGTCAGGAATATATTTAGCTCCATCACCAAATTCTTTGCGGGTTTCCGCAACCTGTTTTTCAAGGTCAATTGCTTTCTGTGTAAGAGAGTTCTTTCTGTCCTGTTCTTTATTATATTCTGCCCATTCCTTCGTTGCCTTTTCAGCATTCTTCCGGTTTTCTTCCCATGCATCCTTGATAGCTTGCGTGGCTCTGGATACGTTATTGCCAATGGCAGAAATGACCTGATTCAAATCAATCTCGTTTTTCAGTTGCCCAAATGCTGCGGCAACCTGATTGGCAGCCTCTACCCACAACCGCAAATCTGGATTAATCCGGCTTAACTGGTCTAATGATGCAGCAAGGTTTTCTGCTGATATTCTGCCAGTCTGAAACTGCGTAATCAGATCATTGATCTGGTTTTTCTGGTCACCAGAAACCAGATTTTTTTGCGACAGATCACCCAGACTTGACTTCAGGTTTTCTACATCCGTCAAATAACGTCCGATCTCCTCAAATTCCGTGGATTTTAGCACAGATTGACCATTATCCAGATTATTCAAAGCTGCAAGAATCTCATTGTTAAATTTTATTACACCGCCGCTGATATTCGTATTGTTGATCTCTTTCAGTCTGATTGCCAGTTTCTCAACTGAAATTCTGCCCTTATCAAATTCACCCAAAAGTTTTTGAACCTGAAGATAGGCATTCTGATCAACAATACTCCCCCTCGTACTACCTTCAGCCAAGCGCCTCTTTACGTATTCTTCAGGCATACCTCGGCTAATTTCTGCTCGCAAACGCCCCTGTAATGAATCAAGATTTTTTCCGTTATCGAAAAATGGTAAAGATGCACCGTGCCTAAGTTTGTCAAGCTCTTCCCTGATTTCCTGAATCTTTTTAACATAAGATCGCGATGTCATTTCCTTCAGCGAATTGCTTATGTCATCAACCCCATCTTTTGTTTTTCCTGCTGTTTGAGCCAGCCTTTCCCATTCCGCGTGTAAATTCTCAGACCTTGTGCGAGCTTCAATTGCACTTTTTGCATAAACCCCAACAGCTAATGCCAAGCCGCCCCCAACAATGGTTGCGAGTGGCCCGGCGGCAGCGCCCAGAGTTCCAAAGGCAGTTGCAACACCTGCAAGGCTTTTTACTCCTTTCAACAGGCTTATAAATTTTGTTAAAGTTGCACCAACCAGCCCAAGCGTCCGGATCATACCCGTAAGCGAGCGCCCAACCAGAACACCGGCAATAACACCGGCAACCTGCAAGGCAGCGTCAGCTACCTTGTCAAAGTTATCCGCCATAATATTCAGCCCGGCAGTGATTGATTGCGCAACGCCGCTGGCCTGCGCACCCGCACCTACATATTCAAGCATTGCATTCTTAATGCGCGTAATGCCGTTTTCCATTGTCGCATTCGTCACATTAAATTGCGCTTCGATGTTTTTCTGCGCGTTCAGAATGCCACGAAATACCCGCTCTGAAGTAAGTTTTCCTTCTGCGCCCAGCTCTTTCAATCCGGCAATGGTTGTGCCAAATTCATCAGCAATCGCTTCTGCCAGCAAGGGCGCATTTTCCCGGATTGAGCGTAACTCATCACCTTGCAGAAAGCCGCTGCCCAACGCCTGCCCAAGCTGCAAAACACCGGCTGCCTGTTCTGATGCCGCCGCGCCACCCGCCACAAAAGCCTTCGACACAATATTGGTTGCCTGCGCAATTTCCTCTTCTGATTTGGCAACACCTGATGCCGATCGCATAATCCGGGCATAAAGCTCAACGTAAGGTTCTATTGCGGATCGTGCATCATCTGCTTCTTTCCGCAAATCCGATAAAGAACGGGCCTCCACGCCGGTTGCCCTGGATGATGCAGCAACCAGATTGCCCATTTGCGTCCATCCATCCGCAAATTTAATCAATTCGCGGGTTCCAAGCAATCCTGCAAGTCCGGCCAGTGGTGTTTTTAAGTTATTCTGTATATTACTTCCAAGCTTTTTAGCGCCATGTGTCAATATACGGTCAAGATTCTTGTCAGCCTCTCTTGCCTTTTTTTCCATGTCACTGAAAACTTTTGCAGTAATACCATTAACCTTTGCCATTTCTTTTTTGAATGCATTGATTTCTGCACTCATCTGAACAATGAGTCTATCAATATCCTGTGCCATAAGATTGCCTTTTGGAGTTGTTAAAAATGAAACATCTTTTTAAGATTTTATTATTTATTTCGATAATCATTTTTTTTCTTATTATTGGTATTTCTTTTTATAAGAAAACTGTACTTCCCACTTCTGAAACTCCAGAACTAGTAAAAGAATACCAAAACGCTGTCCAAGATGTATATGAGATATATCCTAATTCCGTATCAGATTTTTTTATAACAGATCAAGAATATGAAGCAGTCCTTGATGATTTGAAAAAATCTTTAAAAGATACAGTAAGAGATTCTGATCGATCCAGAGCACTTTCTGATTTTAAGTTTGTACTTGATACACGATCTCCAGGACAAAAACGTAATAAAATACTTCTTAAAGTCTTTCGTAGACTGATTGCATCATCTGATGAACCTGACCCATCTTCTATACGTCTTAAATCGTCTGAATACGTAAAAAGGCTGGAATGTATCAAGACTGAACGTGATAGATTGCTCCATGGCATTTCATTTAAAACGTGGCTTCAATTCAGTCTGTTAGGTTGTCCTTCCCCTGTCGAAATGCATAAAGAATGGGAAGAAACGTATTAAAAATACAAAGCTTCACTGTGATTTTACATAAATCTGCACTTAGAACAGGTTTTTTGTAGTTGTGATATTGGCAGCGTCAGCCATTGCGAGCCTCCTTCTTAGGTTCGTTTCGGTTAGAACCGGTTAGGTGTTGCAAGCGCCTGATCGGTTCGCTAATATCTAGCACCAGATAATATGAAGGGTTATTTTGATTATGTCAATAACTGGCGCTAGAAAAAAAGACAAAAGAGGACGTCCAAGAATTGATGCAATTCCAGTAAACGTAAGGCTTCATCCTGATATTGTTTCAAGTCTTGATCAATGGATTGATATTCAACCTGACCCTAAACCATCAAGACCAGAAGTTTTACGTAAAATTTTAATAGAGTGGCTGACCGACAAGGGACATCTGAAATAAAATCCCTCCAAAGCTTTTATAGCTAATCAGAAAACGTACTATGATTACAAGTTACGCTGCTTCCGGCTGCGAACGGTCATTCAAACCGGACAGAAGCCCGGCAATAGAAATATCTTCATCCAGATTATCCCAATGAAGTCCGCGTTTACTTATGCGCACAACCTTAAGCTCTTCCTTGCTTGCATGAAGAAGCCGCGGAAACCAGGCCAAAGGAACACCAAGAGTACGGCCATCTGTTAATTCCAGCCACATGTTATCGCTATCAAAGCGGACACTTTCAGCTTTCACGAAAGAAGTCATTCCATGCCCTTTCTATATCGTTTCGACGTTCTTCTATAATAACTGTCAACTCGCGTAATGCTTTGGCATTAAAGCCATCATTATATACTAACCTTACAGAAGGTTGCAGCCAGAATTTTGCTTCCATTTCTCCCCGTTCAACATGAATATGGACAGGTTCGCGGGGATTGCCTTCATTGGAATAGAAGAAGAATCGAAAACCGCCGAATTTAAAAACAGTTGGCATTATCCGCTCCTCTTCCACTGAAAAAACATGGTCTGGCTGCAACACAATTTCCGTTGCATTATAACAAATAAGAAAATACGGTCCAGTTGCAACGGTGCAACTATTGCATTGCAAGCACAATGGCTGCCAGATCATCAGCCTCGGCCTGGGACAGCCCTTTATCATCGGGAACATGGGACTGCGTGTATCCATCAACCGCAGTCGCATATTGCCAGATAGACATTTCGCCAATTTCTTGAGGCGTGAAACCCATTACTGCACCGGCGCCGTAAACTGCGGCAAAGCGGATTTTTCCGTTTGGAAGGTCGGGGACTCCGTCACTTTTCCGTTTGCCGCGCCTTGCTTTTTTCCGTCTTCCTCTTCCGGGGCACCGATGAGAGCCGCGGTCATAACTGCCAGCGCAACCTTGATATTTTCATTGGCCGGTCGCTCTTCCACATAATCGCGTACAAGCTTGCGGACGATATCCATAGGGTTCCCGCCACCCAGAAGCCCCCATCTGATCACCTCACGAACGTCGTTTGTTTTCCACTCCCCTTCAAATAGCCGGTTCAAAATGATATAAGGCCCTGCATCGCAAGCTTCCTGAACTTTTTCCAGCCCTCCCCATCCAAGACGGAAACTGTATGTTCCATCTGCAAAATCAAGCTCAACAGAGCCATCACGCTTTTGCATATCTTTCTCCTTCAAAAATAACTCACCTGATGTGGTTTAAAAACATTATGTCAAGCAGTTAGTGTTGTAGAAAATCAGAAAACGCGGTCCGGATGAATTACACCCTATCGAATGATGGTAAGCCGCTCCGCCGCACGGGTGATCGCCGTATAAAGCCATTGCCTGCATGTATCGCGAAAGGCGAAACTCTCATCAAACAGGACAACATTATCCCATTGTGATCCTTGGGCTTTATGCACGGTCAGCGCATAACCGTAATCAAAATCGTCATAGTTCTTTTTAAGCGACCATGAAATTTCGTTCTCAAAATCCTGAAACTGTGCTTTCAGCAGTTTGATCCTGGCAACACTGCGCTCATCCTCCTCCGGTGTCACCAGCAGATTAATACCGGGTTTTACCGTTTCTCTTGAGGAAGTCATCACCTTCCACAATGAGCCATTGAGCAACCCTTTTGCCGGATCACTGCGCAGACAGACCAGCTTGTCACCGGCTTGCGGATATTCATCTGTAAATCCCTTCATCAATTCCCGCAGGCGCCGGTTATAACGCTTGCGTGTACGGTTTGTACCGACAAGCACCTGATCAGCTGCCAGAACCAGTTCCTGCGTTATTTCTCTACGTGATATAATCTTTGCGTGCCCATAGTCTCCATAAGCGATATCGCGCCCTTCGCGCACATCTAGTGCCAGTTGGATAATCGGATTATCACAAGCCTGCCTGTGAATTTCAGTCAAAAGAAAATCCGGCTCATATTCAGTAAAAAAGCCGCCTCCTGAAATCGGCGGCAACTGGCCCGGATCTCCCAGAACCAGTATCGGCGTGCCAAAGCTCATCAGATCACGGGCAAGCGCCTCATCAACCATTGAGCATTCATCAACAACGATCAGTCTCGCTTCAGCCACAGGGCTTTGCCGGTTAAGCGAAAAAGTCGGTGCAATGGATGTTTTGCCGGTTTCTTCATCCTCTACCGTCTCCTCCCCGCGGGGACGGTAAATCAATGAATGAATGGTGCGGGCATTTTCTGCCCCCCTGGAACGCAAAACCTGCGCCGCCTTACCCGTAAAAGCAGCAAATTGCACAGACCCGTCCACGGTTTCGGCAAAATAACGCGCAAGCGTGGTCTTGCCCGTCCCCGCATAGCCGAACAGACGGAAAACCGGAGAGCGCCGTTCCTTGAGCCACCCGGCAACTGCGGCCAATGCTTTTTCCTGCTGCTGTGAAAATCTCAT